GCGGAGACTACATCTGACACCGTGTTGCGTGGTGTGGTGGAAGACGTCAATGTGCGTGAGGTGAATGACCTGATCCAATCAGGCGATAAGCGGCTTACGGTTGCAGCCGCAGACGTTGCTAATGCACCAATCACTTCAGATAAAGTGCTAATTGCATCAGTAGTGCATCAGGTGATTCGCGTTACTACTGTCGAGCAGGATAATGAGCCAATCACCCATGAGCTTATCCTGAGGGTCTAATGGCGCGTGCTATCCGGGTAGATCAAATTGGTGAGTACGTCCAAGGGCGCCTAGAGCAATTGCTGCGTGTGACAGTACTGGAAACCGATGCACGCCTAAAAGATGAAAGCCCAGTCAAAACAGGAAGATTCAAAGGAGGCTGGGCAATTGGGCAGAATGCTGCGCCTTACCAAGGGCCGCCGCCAGGCGATTATGGTAGTAGCAACCCGCCGCCAAAAGCAGTTAATTATGTGCTAGGCCAAGAAAAACTAGGCAACATCTACAGCGTACATAACAACTTGCCATATGCAGAGCCACTGGCTAATGGCAGCAGCAAGCAAGCGCCGCCTGGTTGGGTGCAAGGCATTGCTAAAGATCTGCAAGGCTTTGTTCGCACTAACGCTGCACGCATCAGCCAAGGCTCATGACCGCTACCTACAACGACATCCGCGCCGCCATCGAAGGACGCATTGCAACGGAGATGGCAATAGCGCCGGTGTATCCGGTCAGTTATCAAAACGTACCATTCACACCACCTAACAACACACCATGGCTACAGGTGTTCCTGCGGCTTGGCGATAACAACTACGCCACGCTGCTGCCTACTGGTAGTGCTGGCTTTAACCGGCAGAATGGCACCTTAGTGGTGAATGTATTTACTCCCATCGGTGTTGGCGCTGCTGCTAATTTCACCATTGCAGAACGCATTAAAGACTTATTTGATCGCGCTAAGTTTTCTAGCATTATCTTTGATGCTGCTTCTGGCCCATCACAAGTAACACCAGCAGCGCCGGAACCGTATTATCAAACCCAATTGACTGCAACGTTTGAAGCGTATGTAGACTAACGACAGCCACTACCGTTCACAAAATGGCCGTCACTGTCCTGTCCGGTACGTCCGGCGCCCTTTATTACAAACCTGCTGGTACTACTGGAACATTCGGTACGACTGGCGTCAACACCGCCGACGACGAAATCACCATTGAGCCTTACCTGAACCTGCGGGTAGGCGATCCGGTGCAGTTCTCTCTGGTCAACAGCCAAACCGGCGGCGCCGGCTCCGGCACCCTGCCTGCTGGCTTGTCTGCTGGTATTACCTACTACGTCATTGCCTACACCGCTAGCTCTGGCGTGCTAGAGGTATCCGCTACCACTGGTGGCGCTGCTGTTGACATCACCAATGTCGGCACCGCTGCTGCTCCCAACGAGTTCCAAGTCGCTTACGCCGACTATGCAGCAGTGGGCCAAGTACAGTCCTGGAGCTTCGAGATCAGCCGCGCTGAAATCGACGTGACCACCATCGGGCAAACCGCTGGGCAGTATGCGCCATTCCGCGCTTACATCCCTGGCTTTGCTGATGGCAGCGGCACTGCTACCGTCTACGTCACCAACGAAGACGCTGCACTATCCAACCGCATGGTGGAAGATGTGCTCCAGCGCCAGCAGGTAGGTTGCGGCTTCAAGCTGTACACCGATAAGGGCACCACTGATGCACTTAGCCGCAGCATCGCCATGGATGCGGTACTCCTTAGTGCTAGCCTTAACATCAACCCAGATGATGCCCAGCAGGTAGAAATTACCTTCCGCCCATCTGGCGCTCCTACATTTGACTTCAGTACGACTGTATGACAAATTCAGCCTTAGCACGCCTTAAGAAAGCAGCTAATCTCACACCTGTAAAGCGTGCCGTTACCCTAGGTGATGGCACCAGCTTTGAGATGTGGGCGGCGCCGCTTACAATGGCCGAACGCGAACGTGCGCAGAAGATGCCCGGCGGTGATGATGCCAATGGGTTTGCATTGAACCTGCTGATCATGAAAGCCGCTGATGAAACAGGGCAGCGGCTATTTGCAGCAGGTGATGCAGCTGAGCTTAAAAATGAAGTTGCCGATGCTGACCTGCAGCAACTGATGCTTGCGATTATTAGCAACCCTGAAGAGGTAGAGGTAGACATGAAAAGCATTAAAGCGGGAGCTAAGTAAAGATAACCTGCTGTTGTTGCAGCTTAGTATTGCAAAAGAGCTTGGCTATTCATTAGCCCGGCTCAACCAAGAGGTAACAATGGAAGAGCTGCTTTTATGGAGCT